AAGGGCGATGTCATCATCGGGAACGATGTATGGATCGGGAACGACGTCACGATTCTAAGCGGGGTAAAAATCGGAGATGGCGCAGTCATCGCAGCGGGGGCCGTGGTTACGAAAAGCATATCGCCATACTATTTAGCGGGAGGCGTACCGGCGAGACAAATAAGGTGGAGAAAGGCAGGCGTGGACGCGTTTCAGGAAGGTTGGTTCAACTGGCCACTGGAAAAGATAGCGGAAGCCGTGCCAATTCTGCTGAGCAGCAATGCGAAAGAATTAGAGACATTCAGCAGGAGATGGGAGGAAGCACACCGTGAGTAAACCGTTTTTTTCCGTCATCGTTCCGGCACATAACAGCGAAATGTATCTGTCAAAATGCCTGTTGTCCGTAAAGAGGCAGGAATTCACAGATTACGAGCTGATTGTTGTATGCGACAGATGCACAGATTTCACGGGGAAAATTGCGAATGACTATGCAGACAGGGTGATCATAACAGATCACGGAATGGACGGTCTGGCCAGGAATGCCGGAATCGATGCGGCAAAGGGTGACTGGATCCTGTTCCTGGACGATGATGATTGGTGGATCCATGAATACGTGCTGACGGATCTGCATAAAGCAGCACAAATTTTGCCTGAAAAGGTGAATATGCTGTGCTTTGATTTCATCTGGAAAGGCCGGGGATATGCGGTCAATGTGCCGGACAGGATGAATATCGCGGTTTGGTCAAAGGCATTCCGGCGGGATCTGATTGGAGAAACGAGATTTCCGGCGATCCAGTTTACAAGCGACAAGGATTTCATGGACGAAATCATCAAAAAAAGGCCGGTCTGCTACGCGCTTAATCAGCTGATGTATTATTACAACTTCATGCGGAGAGGGAGCCAGACGGAGCAACACGCAAGGGAGGATGAGGGGAAATGATCGTAAACCTTTACAGGATGCGGCAGCTGATGCGGAAGACGCTGAAGGTGCAATGGAAGATCGAAAAGGAAGAAGCAAAAGCGACAAAAATCACGACCGTATTAACAGGGATGCCGCGGGGAGGATCCGGAAAAGACAGGGTTGCAGAGGGAGCAATACAGATATCAGAGATCAAAGCGGCCTATAAGGAAATACTGGAGGAGCTGCAGACGATGCGTGATACGCTGGATCCGCTCATAGACACGCTGGACAATCCGGATGATCGGGCCGTGATGAGGCTGCGATATATCAAAGGGTTCAGCCCGGAGGACATAGCAGAGGCGATCAACAGAACAGACAGATCAATTTATTATTATCTGAGCAGAGCAGAAGATAAGATTGCAAAGGCATATCCGGAGAAGGTTACGAAATAATTTCAGTGAATTTCAGTAAATGTATATGCTATCATGTATGCTGCGATAGGAGCACAGAAGAGCAGGAGAAAAGCCTGCTCTTTTTTTGCTACCATTTGCGGGGGCCGTCGGTACTCATTGCCGGCGTGCGGGCCGCACTCATGAAAACGGCGAGGTGGGGCCAGAGTGCATCATGATGAGCGCATAGAGGCGTTCTATTCGTCAAGGGCATGGCGGAAATGCCGTGAGATGGTGCTGGCAGAGCATGGAGGGCTCTGTCAGATCTGTTTTTCGCGCGGTCTGATCGAACCTGCTGTCCATGTGCACCACAAAACACACATCACACCGGAAAATGTAGATGATCCGAACGTCACGCTGAACGAAAACAACCTGATGGCGCTGTGTGAAAGCTGTCATCAGGAGCAGCACAGAACAAAACGCTGGCGCTGCGACGCTTTCGGACGCGTCACGCTCTGATTTCAGGGCGCCGGCTGCCAGATCCCCCCTGGTCGAGACCCAAACGCGCACCGGCGACAGGGCGGGGGTGAAGTTCGGAAAAAAGCTCCCGTGGGTGCGCGCGGGGTTTTTGGAAAGGTTTTTGGGGCTATAGAATGATAGAAAACAGCCCAAAACAGCATGAAAAAACGCGTGATTTTCTGCGATTTTCTGATTTGATCGGAGGTATCAAAATTTGGCGAAAGCTGTATCGAGTTATCGGAAGCTGCTGAAATTCGGGAAGCTGTTCGACGTGGACAGGGACGAAGATTATAAGGCGGCAGCGATGACATACGCCGAAGAGGCGGAGCTGATAGCACAGATGCGGTCTCAGCTGGCGGAGGATGGCATGACGGTTGTAAAAACCTATGTCAAGGACAGGGAGAACACCTGCATTCATCCGTTGATACCGGAGATCCCGAAACACGTTGACTGCGCAAACCGCACGCTGGGGATCCTGGGCGACATCATCGTGAAGCGGGGCCGGAAGACGGCGGAGGAGATTGACGGCCTGAGCGAATTCCGGCTGGATAAGTAACGGCGGGGTGGTCGGGGTGTGAATGAGGAAAACGCAATTCCGGCTGGATAAGTAACGGCGGGGTGGTCGGGGTGTGAATGAGGAAAACGCAATTCTGGCATACTATCAGAAAATCCGGGACGGCAGCGTAACAGTCGGAAAATGGATCCGGATGCTGTATGAGGTGCTGGTTGACGGACTGGAAAGCAAGCGGTGGTTTTTTGACCAGCGGAAAGCCAGCAACGCGATCCGGTTCATAGAAAAGTTTTGCCATCACTACAAAGGCCAGCTCGCGCCGGCGCGGATCCGGCTGAGTCTGTGGCAGCGGGCCGCGATTTCGGCTATGTTCGGGATCGTGGACGAGGACGGCGTGAGGCAGTTCACAGAGTGTATGTTTGTTGTGGGCCGGAAGCAGGGAAAAACGCTGCTGGCTGCAGGCGTTGAAACCTATATCGCGTATGCCGTCGGGGAGTATGGCAGCGAGATTTATTTTCTGGCGCCGAAACTGGATCAGGCGGATCTGTGCTTTTCGGCGTTTGAATTTAACGTGGCGCACGAGCCGGATCTGCAGAAGCGGACGAAGAGCACGAAAAGCCGGGGGCTGTACGTCAAAGAGACGAATACCATGATCCGGAAATTGCCGTTTACGGACAAGAAAAGCGACGGTTACAACCCAATGTCATGGGTCGCTGATGAGGTGGCAGCATGGCAGGGTGACCGGGGCCTGAAGCAATGGGAAGTCATGGTATCCGGTACAGGATCACGGAAAGAGCCGTTCGGAATGGCCATCAGCAGCGCAGGGTATGAAAACGATGGCGTTTATGATGAGCTGTACAAGCGCGGCACGGCTTTTCTGATGGGAAACAGCCGGGAATGTCATATTCTGCCGATTCTGTACACCATTGATGATGTCAACAAATGGGACGACATCAACGAATTGCAGAAGGCGCTTCCGGGCCTGGGCGAGAGTGTCGGTGTAAAGTTCATTCTGAAAGAGATTGACACAGCACACGAATCACTCAGTAAGAAACGGGAATTCATCACAAAATACTGCAACATCAAGCAGAACAGCTCAGAAGCATGGCTCAGCAGCCAGGACATCCGGAAGAGCTTCAGCGGCGGATGGCTGCCGGGATGGAAACAGGGCAATCCGGAAGACCCGAACAATCTGACATTCGAGGATTTCCGGCATTCCTACGCGCTGGGAGGCATCGACCTTTCCTTAGCGGTTGACCTGACAGCGGCGGTGATTGTGATAGAACGGGACGGGATCAGCTGGTTCTTCACTCATTTCTTCATGCCGGAGAACAAGGTTGACGAAGCCACAGCGCGGGACGGCCTTCCCTATCGGATCTATCAGGAGCGCGGGCTTTTGACGGCCTGCGGCGAGAACACGGTTGACTATCACCGCGTGCATGAATGGTTCCGGATGCTCGAAAGAGAGTATGAGATCCTGCCGTTGAAAGTCGGATACGACAGATATTCAGCGGCATATCTGGTTCAGGATATGCAGGACGATGGCTTTGATATGGAGAGCGTGAGCCAGGGAAGCAACCTGACCGGCGTGCTGATCGACATGGAAGGCATGATCAAAGATGGCCGGCTGCGGTGCGCGGATGATAACGACCTGATGAAAATCCATATGCTGGACGCGGCTTTGAAACTGGAAGACGGGACAAACCGGCGGAGGCTGATCAAGCTGAGCGCGAAGCAGCATATCGACGGGATGGCGGCGCTGAGTGACGCTATTTGCATGAGGCACAACTACTACGAGGAAATGCCACAGCTGAAAAACGAGAGGTAGCTATGCTGAAAGTTGGATATATTTGTGATCCGGCGATCAATGAAAAATGCAGGAAAACGTCATGCTTCATGCAAGGCATGAAGACAACAAATTGCAGGATTACATTGAATCCGGAGTATGCAAAACGGGATCAAAGAGGGGACCCGATTGTTGGATATATTCGGGTGGAAGAAAACGGGGAAACGCGTCTGCGCTATATGAGAGGTGACAAAGATGGGCTTGATTGATCGGCTCTTCGGGAAACCGAAGGCCACGGGCGGCGGGAACGGCGGTGATTCGAGATTTGAAACAATCACGGCTTATTCGCCGGTGTTTACCAGCTGGGGCGGGCAGATCTATGAATCGGAGCTGGTCCGGGCGGCGGTGGATGCGCGGGCCAGGCACGTGGCAAAGCTGCAGTATCGGATGGAGGGATCCGCACGGCCTAAGCTGCTGACGGTGACGCGGAGCGCTCCGAATCCCTGGTACACGTGGCCGCAGTTTCTGGAACGGTGCAGCAACATCTACGATGTGGAGAACAATCTGTTTATCGTTCCGGTGCTGGATGAGATGGGTCAAATCACGGGCTATTTCCCGGTCATTCCATCTTCATGCGAGATCGTGCAGCACGGCGCGGTTCCCTATCTGAAGTATTTGTTCCTGAATGGGGAACGGCGGAGCATGGAGCTGGAGCGCTGCGCCATCATTCCGAAGCATCAGCTGATGAGCGATTTCTTCGGCGAGAAAAACACGGCGCTGGATGGCACCATGCGGCTGATTAACATGGTGAATCAGGGCATCATTGAAGGTGTCAAAAACGCTGCCACGTATCGGTTTATGGCTCAGCTGAAGGGGAAATCCTTCGACGAGGATCTGCGGAAAGAGCGGGAACGGTTCGACAAAAACAACTTCCAGGGCGGCGGAGGCGGGCTGCTGCTGTTCGGCAACCAGATGGAGAACATCCAGCAGCTGAAGCAGGAAAGCTATCAGGTCGAGGCGGAGCAGCAGCGGCTCATCCGGGAGAACGTGTGCAACTATTTCGGAGTGCCTGAAAAAGTCATCAGAAATGAGGCTGTAGGCGACGAGCTGGACGCGTTTTTCAATGGCAGCATAGAGCCTTTCGCCATCAAACTGTCTGAGGCGCTGACGCGGATGGTGTTCTCGCAGAAAGAGCGGAACAACGGCAACGCGATCACATTTACGGCGAACCGGCTGCAGTACATGAACATTACGAGCAAAATCAGCATGGCACAGCAGCTGGGCGACCGGGGCGTGCTGACGATTGATGAAATCCGCGAGCTGTTCAATTACGCGCCGCTGCCGGATGGTGCCGGGCAGTATACGCCGATCCGGGGCGAGTATCACAACGTGCAGGACAAAGGCAACGATGATCAGAGCGGCGACAACGGAAAAGGCGATGGCAGCAGCGGCAGCACCGGCAGCACCGGCAGCAGCGCCGGCAGCGAAGGCAACCAGGACGAATAACAGCGGGTGCTTTCCCGGAAGCCTTGATTTATAAGGCTTTGCGGGTTCGGCGAAAACGGAAATTTGAATCAATTATTAGAAAACGTATTAATAATGTTTATAAGTTTATTAATACGTTCGCTAAGAAACGGAGGTTACAGGCGTGAATAAGGAGACACGATATCTTGAGTTTGATATCAGGGCGGAGAAGTCGGAAGAACGGGGATCGATGATCACCGGGCAGCCGATTGTGTTCAATCAGGAAACGGATCTGGGATTCTTCCGGGAAATGATTGACGCGGACGCGCTGGACAATACGGATCTTCGGGACGTGCGTTTTCTGGTGGGGCATGATTTCAGCATGGTGCCTCTGGCACGGAGCCGGAACAACAACGAAAAAAGCACGATGCAGCTGATTCGGAACGAGAAGGGACTGGGAATCCGGGTCAACCTGGACACGGAGAATAATCCCAGGGCGGCAGAGCTTTATTCCGCCATCAAACGCGGGGACATTACCGGGATGTCTTTCGCGTTTACGGTGGATAAAGATAGCTGGGAAGAGCTGGACACGGACAGCCCGCTGCGGCACATCCGCAGTATCAACCGGGTGTTTGAAGTGTCGGCGGTGGCCTTCCCGGCGTATGAGGGCACGGAGATTCAGGCGGCTTCCGAAGGCAATGCGCTGGAGAGCGTGAAAGCCTCACTGGAGAGTGCGAGGAAGCAGGCGGAAGAAGAACGGGCCAAAGCTGCTGCTGAGGCGGAAGCCAGGGCGGCAGAAGAAGCGGCACATGCGCGCCGGATGGAAGTGCTTGGGCGGCTGGAAAACTTGGTGAAGGAGGTTCTGGGAAAATGAACCTGGACGAGATGAACGTGGAAGAACTGCAGGCGCGGCAGGCGGAACTTGCCGGAATGGGCCTTGAGGGAACCACGGAGGAACTTGAAGCGCGGGCGGACGAACTGGAAGCGATCCAGGAAGAGCTGCAGAAGCGCGCAAACGCCGCGGCGAAAGCTGAGGCGGAACGGCGGATTGTGGCCGCGGGCCATGATCCAGTTATCAAAAAATTTGAGGAGGACAAGAACATGGAAGAGAATCGTTTTGCTGTTGACAGCCCGGAGTATCGGGCAGCGTTCCTGCGGAATCTGCAGGGCAAAGAACTGACCGTTGAAGAGCGTGCGGCCGTGACCGCGACTGCCGCGATCCCGACCCAGACCATGAACGAGATCGTCCATCGCCTGGAGCTGAATCCCCTGATCGCTGCCGTTGACGTGACCAACATCCCCGGCTATGTGACCTACCCCGTCGAGAGCTCCGTTGCGGAAGCTTCCTGGGTTGCTATGGGCACCGCTTCCGAAGACAGCGGCGACACGCTGACCTCTATCACCCTGGGCGCCTACAAGCTGATCAAGACCGTCGAGATCACCGCTGACGTCGAAGCGATGGCGGTTGACGCGTTCGAGAGCTGGCTGGTTTCCCGCCTGGCGAACAAGATTGAAAAGGCCCTGGACGCCGGCATCATCAACGGCCTCGGCACCACTCAGGCTACCGGTATTCTGACCGTGAAGACCCAGGCCGACCTGACCTTCACCCGCAGCAAGATGAAGTGGGAACAGCTGGCGGCGATCCCCGGCAAGCTCGGCGGACAGTACCTGACCGGCTCCAGCTTCGTTATGAGCCCCGACCTCTTCTTCGGCAAGGTGCTGGGCATGGTTGACAGCTCCGGCGCCCGCGTGGCCGTGCTGGATCCCCAGGGGCCTGCGAAGTACAACGTGCTGGGCTTCCCCTGCATCATCGACGGCAATATCACCTCTGAGGACATCCTGTTCGGCGACCTGAAGGCCTACAAGCTGAACTTCGCCAAGGGTATCGAAGTCCGGAAGAGCGAAGAGGCCGCTTTCCGCAGCGGTTCCGCCGTGTACCGTGCCATGACCCTGGCCGACGGCAACCTGGCCGACGTGAACGCGATCGTGCGCTGCGTGGCCACGACCTAATCAACTACACCGGGGCGGGGGGAGTGATCCTCCGCCCTGACTTTTCAAAAGGAGTGCTGACCTGATGAAAACTTTGATCGCGGTTCCCTGCATGGATTACCTGGAAGCCGATTTCATTGAATGCCTGACGGATATGCTGATCGCGTACAAGGGCGAGGTCGACGTGAAATACCTGAAGGCCTCCCTGATCTATGACGCGAGGAACCAGCTGGTGAAGTACGCCCGCGAGAAGGGCGGGTATGACTACGTTCTCTGGCTTGACAGTGACATGACATTCGAGCCCGACCTGCTGGACAAACTGCTGGCGGACATCGAAGGAAAGCAGGCGGTGACGGGCCTCTGCTTCGGCAGGCGCCCGCCTTTCAATCCGTGCATCTATAAGGAACTGGACGTCAAGACCGAAGGGAAACTGATCACGCCGTACCGGGCTATCTATGAAGACTACCCGCGGGACAGTGTGTTCGAGGTGGAGGCCTGCGGCTTTGCGTGCCTGCTGATGCGGATGGACGTACTGGAGGCGATGGGGATTTACGGCGTGCCGTTCTTCCCGGTAGCCGGTCTGGGCGAAGACCTGACATTCTGCTGGCGGGCGCGGAAACTTGATATCAAGTTTTACTGTGACAGCCGGCTGAAAATCGGCCATATCATGAGAATCTCAGTCGATGAGGGATTCAGGGACAAGCTCTATGAAGGGCAACAGATTCCGGAGGTGTAACGGGCTTTGCCTGTTTATGCCAGGGCGGGCAGATCAGCACTCCCCCGCCCTATTTTTGATGTGAGGTGATACCGATGCTGAAGGAAGCGAAAAAGGCCCTGCGGGTGACGGCGGATTACTACGACAGTGAAATCGCCAGCCTGCTGATGGCCGGAGCCAACGACCTGACGATTGCCGGCATTGTCCTGCCTGGTACTGTAACATTCACGATCGGAACCAACGACGCGGTGACAGACCAGAGCACGCTGACGGATCCGCTGGCTATGCGGGCGGTGATCACCTACGCGGCAATGCGGTTTGGGAATCCGCCGAACTATGACAAGCTCGCGGATGCCTACGATCTGCAGAAAGTCCAGCTGATGCACGCGACCGGCTACACCGATTACGGCGAGACACCGGAGGCCGGCGGCGCGGAGGCGGAGGACGGTGACGGCGAATGATGCGGGCAAATGTGGCGGATCTGATCACGGTCAGCCCGGAGGCCGGCGGCGTCGGAACAGAGCCGACAGAGACAAAGCGGACCGTACCGTGCACGGTGAAGAGTATCGGGATGCAGGAAGCCTATCAGGCAATGGGCCAGGGACTGGCGCCGGAGCTGAAGGTGATCTTAGCACACGATTTCGAGTATCAGGATGAGCCGCTGCTGGAACTGGACGGGAAAAGATACCGGATTCTGCGGACGTACATCACGGAGGCGGACGGGATCGAGCTGACCGTGCAGCGGGAATGTGGAAACGCGAAACCGCTGCCGGAACCGGTCACAACACCGGCGGCTGCTGAGGGGGTGGGCTGATGCCGAGTGAATATGAGGCGCTGGTCGCTGCGCTGAAGCTGACGGACATTCCTTTCGCGGAATACGGATGGAAGACGCGGCCCGAAGGGTCCTATGGCGTGGTGACGCTCGACTTTGAAGCGGGCACGGCCACCGGCGACGATCAGAAACTGGACCGGAGCTGGGAGGCCAGCGTAGATGTCTTCTTCAGCAAGATCAGCGAACGGAACGACATCATCGAAACCGTGGAGGAGGTTCTGGAGGAGATCTGCGGGAGTTCGTGGGCGCTGAACAGCAACCAGTACGAGAGCAGCACCGGGTTATTCCACCTGGAATGGGTCTGCGTGCTGATCGACACGCCGGAACCGGAAGAGGAACCGGAAGCGGAGACACAGACGCAGAGCGCGGCAGGCGGTGAAGGCTAATGCCATACACGATGAAAATGGAGGGCATTGAAGAGCTCAGTACCATGCTCAACGAGATGGGCAACCAGGCCGAAAAGGTGGCGTCGGTCAGCCTGTATGAAGGCGCGGCGGAGATGGTGGCGGAGGTGAAAAGTAAGGTCCGCCAGATCAAAACCGAACGTTTTCACTACACCGTATTCGGGCAGCGGAAACCGAGCCCGGAAGAGAAGGACGCGCTGCAGGCGATAGAGGCCGGTATCGCCCGGTTCGACAAGAACGGCAGCGAGGTGAATACCTCCGTGGGCTACAGCGGCGCGGGCTACGTGATCACGGGATACGGGAAGGTGAAAGCGGTGGCGCAGATCGCGAACGCCATCAACAGCGGGACCAGTTTCATGCAGAAGCAGCCGTTTTTCCGGCGGGCCGTATCCAGCGGAACGAAGAAGGCCGAAAGAGCGATTAAGGACGTTATTGAGGCCAATTATCAGGCGTTAATCGACTACAACAACGGAGGGAAAACAGAATGAATGCAAATGTTGGGATGCAGTATATGGTCGCGGCTACGGTGCAGACCTACACGCCGGGGACCAGCATTTCCTACACGGGCGGAAGCAATTTTTCAGAGGCTGTCAGCGCGGCGCTGACCTGGGAGAGGGCCGACGGCCATTTCTACGGCGATGACGTGGAGCTGGACAGCGACAACAGCATCCTGGGCTATACGCTGGACATTGAGCCGGCGGGCCTGCCGGACGCGGCGCGGGAGCTGCTGCTGGGCGAGACGGTCAGCACCGGGGAATACACGATCACGGACGCGGCGGCGCCGGATGTCGGGCTGGGCTATGTGCGCGTGATGCGGGACAAGGGCACAGAGAGCTATGAGGGCTGGTGGTTCTACAAGATGAAGTTCAGCCTGACCAGCGAGGAGACCCGGACGAAGGAGCGCGGCATGGAATGGCGGACACCAACCATTCAGGGCGTGGGCGCCGGTGTCCTGCTGGACAGCAGCGGAAAGAAGAGTTTCGCAAAGCACAAGAAGTTCACAACGCTCAGTGATGCGAAGGGCTATGTGAACAGCTGCGCGGGGATTTCGTGACATAACGGGGGCGGGGGCAAAACCTCCGCCTCCGGATTTTTTATTAAAGGAGTGCTGAAAAATGGTAGAGATTACGCTGAAGGGGCGGAAGATTCCGCTGATCTATACCCTGATGGAGATGAAAGCCATACAGGAAGAGCTTGGTCCTACGGAACAGGCGATTGCGAAAATGTACGCAAAGAATCCGGAGGACAATAAGGACATGAGCCTGGTCGGCGGGAAAGAGCAGATTGAAACGCTGGCCGCCATGATCCGGATCATGGGGAACGCCGGACTGGAAGAGGCCGGAGAAGACGCGAACC